CATTCTAAGTATCAAGCAACCGATATGATTATTGATGCAGGACATGGTGAAGGTTTTTGTATAGGTAACATCATGAAGTATGCTATGAGGTATGGTAAGAAGAATGGTAAGTCTGATGCAGACCTACTTAAAATTATTCATTATACTTTAATCGCTTTATACTTAAATCAGGATGATACAAAAGATGATTAAAGAATACTTAGGAATACAAATAGATTACAGTAAAGATAAGAAACTAGATAAGTTTAGCATTGATACTCTACAAGACAGGTACTATTGGGAAAACGAACAGAGCCCACAAGAAGCTTTCGCAAGAGCTGCAGTATTTGGAGCTACACATAGAGGACATATAAATTTTAGTTTAGCACAGAGGTTATATAATTATGCATCCGATCATTGGTTTATGTTTAGCACTCCTATACTTTCTAACGGGGGAACAACTCGTGGCTTACCTATTAGCTGCTTTCTCAATTACGTACCTGATTCGAGGGATGGTCTTTCTGATCACTATGATGAAAACATATGGCTCGCAAGTTCAGGTGGAGGTATCGGTGGATATTGGGGAGATGTTAGGAGTGATGGTGTGTCAACTGGCAATGGTTCTCGTTCTACTGGATCAATCCCGTTTATGCATGTCGTAGATTCTCAGATGCTTGCCTTTAATCAAGGCACTACAAGAAGAGGAAGCTATGCAGCTTACTCGGATATATCTCATCCGGAGATTGAAGAGTTTATTAACATGCGTAAATCATCAGGTGGAGATATCAATAGAAAGAATCTTAACTTACACAACGGAGTAAACATTACAAACGAATTCTTAGAAGCTGTTAAGACTGATGATGAATGGAGATTGATAGACCCTAAGACTAATGAGCCTACTAAAGTTATTAGTGCTAGAGAGTTATGGATGAGGTTACTTGAGACTAGAGCAGAGACTGGTGAGCCTTATCTAATTAACATTGATAGATGTAATGAAGCTCTACCCAAAGGACAAAAAGATTTAGGATTAGAGATCAGACAAAGTAATCTTTGTTCAGAAATTACTCTACCTACAAATGAAGAAAGGACTGCTGTGTGTTGTTTGTCTAGTGTTAATTTAGAATACTATGATGCATGGAAAGATGATGAAAAGTTTATAAAAGATTTAGTTACTATGCTTGATAATGTGTTAGAACATTTTATTGGAGAGATAGTACATACAGAAAAATTAGGTGGTTATACTGCAAATTATAAAAGGTTTAAAAGTTATGTTAAAGAAGGTAAAAAAGGTTTGGTTAAAGCTGCGTACTCCGCATATAGAGAACGATCAATTGGATTGGGTGCAATGGGATTCCACTCCTATCTCCAAAGCAAAGGATTATCTTTCAATGGTCTACAACAAACTGGGATTAACAACACGATCTTTTCTAATATTAAATCCAAAGCTGTCCATGCTACTACAGTCCTTGCGGAAATGCGTGGTGAAGCTCCTGACATACATGGTAGCAATAAGCGTAACACTCATCTGTTGGCTGTTGCTCCTAATGCCAGTAGTTCTATTATATGTGGTGGCACTTCCCCTAGCATTGAACCATATCGTGCTAACGTATATACACACAAAACTTTATCAGGTAACTACAAAGTAAAGAATAAATATTTAGAAAAGTTATTAAAGAAGAAAGGACTCAATGCAGATGAAAGAGAACAGGTATGGAAAGATATTTCAAATGAAAGAGGTTCAATACAAAATATTAAAATATTTAATAAAGAAGAAAAAGAAATATTTAAAACAGCAGACGAACTAAATCAATTACATTTAGTAGAACATGCAAAGATTAGACAAGAATACATTTGTCAAAGTCAAAGTGTAAATCTTTTCTTCGTACCACCTAAGGCTACAGAACCTCAAGAAGTACACGATGAATTTTTACAATACTTAAATGATGTACATTGGTATGCTATGTATAATTTAAAATCATTGTACTACTTAAGATCAGATGCAGCTAAATCTGCAGAGAATGTAAACGTAAGAATACCAAGAATTAATTTAGAAGACACAGAATGTATAAGCTGTGAAGGATAGAATATGACAGAAGAAAAATTTGATAGAATGTATGAAGGCAGATTTGATGCTCTTAAAAAGAAGTACGAAGCTGAGATAGCTATTGCAAAAACTGAAATAGATACTTATTTTCAATTAAGTGTTGGAGTAGCTGAGCATCCTCACATTATTGAATCAATGGATTTACTATTAGAAAAAATTGCAACTGCTCAAGAAAAACTAGAGTTACTACTCAAGGAGTTTTAATGGAAGATTCATTTAGTGAGTTCTGCAGACGTATGTGGTTAGATCATTGCGATGAAAACAAAACACCACACTCTACAACATACACAGAACAAGAATATAAAAAACAATTTAACAAATGGCTACTTAAAAAGTATGCCGAAACAAAGGAAAATACATGAGCTTATTAGGAACACAAAATTATTTTAAACCATTCGAGCATCCTTGGATGTTTGATTACTGGGATTTACAACAACAGATGCATTGGATACCCAACGATGTACCACTAAATACAGATGTAAAAGATTGGAACAATCATCTAACAGATGAAGAACGTAACTTAGTTAAACAAATCTTTAGATTGTTTACTCAATCTGATGTAGATGTTGGTGCAGCTTATACTCATAAGTATATGAAATTGTTCAGAAAACCTGAAGCTCAACTTATGATGTCAGCGTTTGCCAACATGGAAGGGATACATCAGGTAGCTTACAGTCAGCTTTTAGAAACAATCGGCATGCCTGACAAAGAGTACAAAGCATTTGCTGAGTATGAAGAGATGGCTAACAAACATGAGTATCTTTTAAACTTTAAACCTACTCGTAAGAACAAACGAGAGATTGCGAAAGCTCTTGCGGTTTACTCAGGATTCACAGAAGGACTACAGTTATTTAGTAGCTTTGCAATCTTGTTAAACTTTCCAAGGTATGGTAAAATGAAAGGCATGGGTCAGATTGTTACGTACTCTATACGTGACGAGTCCTTACATGTTGAAGCTATGACTAAACTCTTTAGAGAATTTGTGAAAGAGAATCCGGATATATGGACTGACGATCTAAAGAAAGAACTGTATGATATCTGTAGAAAGATGGTAGAACTAGAAGATAAGTTTCTTGATTTAGTATTTGAGATGGGTAATCTAGAAGGATTAACTAAGGATGAAATGTATGCTTACAACAGATACATAGCTGACAGAAGATTATTACAGTTGGGATTAAAACCAAACTTTAAACAAAAAAACAATCCGTTGGAGTGGATTGATGAAGTGATCGGTGTTGAACATCAAAACTTTTTTGAAGGTAAAGCAACATCATATATGAAAGCAGGGTTAAGAGGAAATCATGGAAGTTTAACTTTTACGGAATTGCAAAATGAAAAAGAATGAAGCTACACTAATTAGTTATAAATTAGTTATAAATCAAAAAGGAAAAGTTTATAGTGAACGTAGTATTAGTGATATAGATCAAATCGAAGAACGATTTAATCCTATTATGTTTAATACTTTAAAGACTACATTACGCACAGCTAGTGCAGAACTAGATACTATACATAATAAAATAGAAGCAGACTTAAACTGTAGAATACAATAGTTAATTAGCTAGAGGATTATCACTATCTTCTAGCTTCTCTACATCTTTTTCTAATTGCCTGACAGCAACTGACAGTCCTTCAAACTGAGACTGTAATAAATTTATGGAGTCTAACTTAGATATCACACCTGTGTTTTCAGCATCTAAAGTTTTATTGATGTACGCAATAGAAGTATCTAAAGCTTCAAATCTTTTTTCAATCTCACCTAGACCATCATCAGTTTCTTCGGTCTTAGCTATTTTAGTTTCAAGGTTTTCTAACCTATTTACATAAGTAGCTCCTGTATATCCAAAGCCTGCAAGTGTACCTACAATACTTACTAAAGCTATTAGCTGTGTAGTTTTATTTTCAAACCATTCCATATTTTTCTCCGTTATAAGTTAGGTTGCATGTTTATCATATCACCTAATGTTTCTAGACTAGCACCTGCTAATCCATAAAAAGCTTGTGTGTTATCATCTAAGATTGCACCGGCATAGATTGCTCTAGGCTCGTACCACGTATCTTGTTGTGGTATCTTTGCATCTTTGTAACTATCAAAGCCTGCAACGTATCCTAAGTAAGCTACAAGAGTTGTACTATCTGCGTACTGTCCTGTCTCTTCTTGTTGTTGTTCAGCCTCGTCTTGTTGTTCTTTAATATTGTTTGCTATTATTTGGTCGGCTACTTGGTCAGCTTCAGAGGCTGTCATAACTCCTGAGACTGCTGTATCAATCTCACCTTGCATGTCTTGGACCTGTACATCAGCCATCATAACTTGAGGGGAATCATCTAATGTAGGCATCGGTGTAATACTAAAAGATGTTGAACCTCCAACTGAAGACTCTCCTCCTGTGCTCATTGATAAGACCTGATTCGTCTGTACGTTAGATGAGGCTATTTGGTCTGATATACTAGGAGAATTACTTGTACTTACCCCACCACTAGAAGTACCACTAGAAGCTCCATACGTGCCCGTAGAGGAACTTAAGCTATTTGAACTACTACTGGTATAGGTAGTACTACTAACGCTGTTAGAAGCTGTTCTAATTGTGCCGGCTACAACGTCCAAAGCAGAGACACGAACTGAACTTCTACGTTCATCTTCCGGTTTACTCTCGTCTTCTTCTGCAAATAGTTCTTCAACTACTTCCCTTTCTTCGTGGACTTCTTCTTCACGAAAGTTGTCTTGTATTTCTTCTGTAACTTCTTCGTTAGTTTCTGCGAGTCTTTCTTCAAGTCTTTCTTCAACTTCACCCACTTCTTCTTCAAACCACTCGTCAAGTTCTTCCATTGTTTCAAAGCTTTCTCTTTCCATTTCTTCATGTACAATTTCATTTTCGATTTCCTCTATTATTATTAATTCATTTATAAACAAAACTTCATCAATCGGAAGCACGTCATATATAACAACTTCATGATGTTCTTGTTCTATCTCCCACACATCCATTAAAGGTTCTATGTCTATGTAGTCTTCGTGTGGTGTAGAATCCCAGTCAACCATTCCATCTTCGTTAAACTGTAAATCGTCACCAAACCATTCGTCTACTTGTTCTTGTCCAAACTCTTCAACGTCTATTGCATACCACTCTTCATCTGTGAGTTCTAACCCTAAGTAAGGGTCTTCTTCATAACCTCCTCCATCCTGATGATGTTCTTCTTCATATCCATAATCTACATTACTATCATCAAAGAAAGCTACCGATGCTTCTTGTGTATACCCTGCACAGAACGGAGCATACTGAGGGTCTTCTTGACATTGTTGGTCATCGTAGGCTTCCCAATAATTAGGACATGCCATATCATGCAAAGAATCTAAACCACATTGCTGTGTAAGATAAGCTGCTGCATAGCCTGAACAACTAGAATCATTTAAAGGGTCACTACAATCTGTAGCATTTCCTGACCCTACTCCATACAAACTACCACCATTTTCTAGTGCTGTATTACTA